CCTCCTGACCGCCGCGCAACCAGCAAGCGGAGGTGATCATGCCTGACCTCAGATTCACGCCCGAAGAGTTCGAGCGCGCGTGCTCTCTATTGCCAGAAGGAACGATGTGGGGCGATCACCTAAGCGTTGAGATCGTGTTGCACATCGCCCAAGCATCCCGCCGTGCTGCGATTGAGGAAGCGGCGCGACTCGTTGAGCTGAACGGATACGACGGCGCAGCGGTAGACATCCGCGCCATTGCCGATGGAGGCGCACATGGATGACCTGATTAAGCGGCTGCGTGTCCGCGCGCCTCTGATAGCCGATTGCGGAACTGCTGCGGACCTGATCGAGGAGCAAGCCGCCCGCATCTCCGATCTTGAAACGAAATGCCGCCTGTACGAGGCGGCGCTCGACAAAGCCGACAAGGAAGCGGATGGGCTTAGGGCGGCCCGCATCGCCTACGCCAGCGAGTTTGCGCCAGATGCTGAAGGGTTACCCGACGTCGGCAATATCCACGCGAACATTCGAGCCTTGAAAGCGCAGATCACCGCTGCGGATGGGTGGCGCAAGGATGCGGACGCTGCCTATGAAACGCTGGCGGCTATCGGAGACTATGCCCATGCACGAAGTACCGGACCTGCTGTACCCGATGCGCTGTGGGAAGTCCGCAGAATGGCATATGAGGCAGTCTACCCCGCCATCGATGCCGCTCTGGCGCAACAGGAACCCCAATGACCCAACACGACCGCGAACAACTGGAATTCATCGTCCGATGCAATCCGACATTCCTTATCCGCCACATCAAGGAAGCAACCAACTATGACGCGAAGATGCTCGAAGTAGTGTTCGAACTCGCCAAGGAAAAGGCCCACGCCGCTCTCGCATCGAGCGATGCGCAAGCCGATGGCGGGAAGGGTGAGGCGATCTATCAGACGCAGATGGTAGGTAATGCGTGGGCCGACGTGAGCCGCGAGGAATATGAGCGCACGTTGAAGCGCTTTCCGCAATGGGCGCGCGTCATCTACACCGCCCAGCTAGCCGAGTGCAACGGCGAGGCGGTGGCGGCAATTGCCTATCAGACCGGTACGCCACCGAAAACCGGCATCTATGCGTGCCGCGTTCCGTTCGATGCGATGGAGCGCCCCGAGAACAATCGCCTGATGCGAGACGAATTCCTTCTCTGGTATGACGGTCGATGGAGTTACTGCGGTAGCGATCAGATCTACCGGGGGACAGTGCTCGGATGGATCGGCCCGCTGCCGCGTCCGATTTTCGATGTGTCGAAGGAGAAATCGAATGGCTGAGTGGCAGCTGATCGAGAGCGCGCCGACTGATCGCGAAATATGGGCGTTCAACGGAGAGCAGGCCCGGATGATCTGGTCGCAAGGTAACCAGTGGGCGCTATGGGTTTGGGCCGACGAACTTCTGAGTGAGGTCGATCCCTCGCCAGAGCAGCCCACGCATTGGATGGAACTGCCAAGGAACCCGATATGAAACCCTACGCGGTAGAAGTCAGCTTCACGATGATCGTGATGGCTGAGGATGAAAGCGACGCATATCAGTGTGCACGCGAGAACGCTTCAGAAGCGTGGGGCGACACCTACGATCCGCAGTTCGATGTTTGCGGGCAAATGAAGACCGAGGCCGATCTGAAGCGCCACAAGTGGGACGGCCAGTGCATTCCCTACGGTGGCGACGGCAATACGCGGCTGAGCGACATTCTCGGGTCCGTCGAGCCCGAACCCGAGCGCGACACGAAGACGATCGACATGTTTTCACCGGAGTATCAATGAGCGATACCGAGAATCGATCCCGCACATACAGCATGAGCATGAACATCGACGGCTTCATCCGAAACAATCGCTACCCGCGCGACTATAACGTGTTCGAGCATGACGATGGCTGCCCGATGAGCCCGGCAGAAGCGCGCACATTCCTCGCACTGGAGAAGGCAAAAGGCCGAGTCGTCATTCCGTGCTCGTCGGAGTGCGGCAATCCCTGCCAGCATGCAGACAGCGGGTGCGCTGGATTCGACTATGCGGGCGGCGGCTGTTCGGGTCGCTATACGGAGCGCACATCATGAGGTGGATCACATCAACGCTAATGGCTTGGTCATTCCGGCGAGGCTACTGGTTCCAGCCATTTTTCGAAGGAAAGAACGATGGCATCGACTGGATGACGTGGTGCGGCGGCGGTCCTCTGGATAACGAGGTGGCGCAATGAACCAGATAGTCAACCGCCGCAACGCCAAGGAAACGCTGGACGCCTACACACGAGCCGTCCGTCCAACTCCGCAGCTGATCGCGGGGCTATGTGACGCATTCGCGCAGATGATGGCCGATGACTTCGAGGGGCGGGTAGCGGTGGCGTTGCCGGATGGGATTAATGTGATTCGGGTGCCGAGAAGAGGGAGGGCGGCATGAGCAGCCTGCCGACATTATTTCTGCCCCTGAAGGCCGAATACTTCCATGCGATCCGATCCGGCGAGAAGGTCGAGGAATACCGGCTCGTCAACGACTACTGGCGCAAGCGCCTGGAGCATCGCCACTACGGCCGCATCGTCCTGACGCTTGGCTATCCCAAGGCCGACGACTGGGAGCGACGCATCATCAAGCCGTGGCGCGGCTACATCGAACGAACCATCCAGCATCCGCACTTCGGGCCTGAGCCGGTGCGGGTGTTTGCTATTAATGTGGGGGCGTGAAAATGAGCAGAAGCGGATATAGCGACGATTGCGAGGGGTTGGGATTGTGGCGCGGCGCCGTTGAGCGATCGATTCGCGGCAAGCGGGGCCAAGCGGCGTTAAAGGAATTGGCCGCGGCAATGGATGCGATGCCGAGCAAGACGCTCGCAGCCGAGTCGCTTGTTACCGAGGACGGCGAGTTCTGCACCCTGGGCGTGCTAGGGCAGGCGCGCGGACTCAACATGGGCCCGCTAGACCCCGACGACTGGGACGCTGTCGCGAAGGCTTTCAACATCGCGCCCGCGATGGTACGGGAAATCGTCTATGAGAACGATGAGGGCATCATGTCCTACGAATGGGTTGACGTCGTGTTGTGCGGCCCCATTCGCCCTAGGTACCCGCATTGGGAACGTCATGTCGGCACCGTGCGCGTAGCCATACCGGAAGAAGTACTTGGCGCCCAGCGTTGGGCACGCATGCGCCAGTGGGTCGAATCGAATCTGATCAAGGAGGCCCAATGCTAGGCGAACGCTGTTCCCACGGAAAGACATGGGCTGAGTCGTGCCCGGAGTGCGATCTGGTATCGGCTCGCGAGTTCGTGCAGCGCTGGGGAGTTCTGGTCGACGATGCCAGGGCGGTGATTGCCGAGGCCGAAGCGGTCAAGACGCATGCGGAGGCCACCCCATGACGTTCTTAACCTTATACCTCCTCATCGGCCTCTGCATCTCCCTCATCGAGTCGCCAACGCGTCCATCGATTGACCTGGCGTTGCTGTGGCCGCTGGCTTTAGTGGCGGTTTTGGGTGGGGTGGTTTTGGGGAGATTGGAAGGGGAATGATCGAAGCAGCGCAACGCATTATTGAAACCACGCGACGCGAATGGTTTGGGAGGTAGGGAATGAAAATCAGACTTGATGAATGGCTGAAGCGCAACTTCGATCCGCCGCCAGCGATCAGAACGGCCCGGCTTTGGATAAAGGCTGGCAAAATCTATCCGGCACCGGTCAAGGCGGGGCGCGCCTATTATGTTGAGGACAGTGCCGTTTTCCGCAATGGAGTCGAGCGCCCCCGACTCGTTCACCGAGTCTTCGGATATGGCAGCCCGGCCCAGAATTAGAAAACGCGCCCATTGGCCGCCCAATCTCCATGAGGCGCGCCCCGGTTATTACGTCTGGCGAAACCCCATCACCAAGAAAAACATCACGCTTGGCTATATGGCGGTCGAGCAGGCGATTTTTGAAGTTACTGAGGCAAATGCAAAAGTCCAAGAACACACGCCGGCACCAAAGCGGCTCGTCGAGCGTATGCATGAAGGACAGGAGACCATCGCCGATCTGCTCAAGAAGATGCCGACCGACGACGTCAAACCTTCAACTCTTAAGGCGCGCGGCAACCACGACAAGGTCATCCGGGAGAATCTGGGGCATATCCGCTGCCGCGAGCTCACAACCAAACATGTAGCCGACTTGCTCGAGGGAATTCAGGCTCGCGGCGCAATGCAATGGTCAGTTCATATCCGCAGCCGCCTTCGGGCGGTTTGCCGCCGCGGCATGGCTTTGGGGTGGATGGACAAGAACCCGGCGGATGCGACCGACAAGGCCAAAGTGAAAGTCCAGCGCAAGCGCATGTCGCTGGAAATTTTCAAGGCCACGATGGAGAAGGCGCCGGAAGTCGCGATATGGCTTCAGAACGCAATGTTGCTGGCGCTCGTTTCCGGCCAGGATTTGTCGACGGTCGGGCGGTGGGAACGGTCAGCGCAGGAAAACGGATATGCGGTGCTGACGCGCGGCAAGACCGGTGTTCGGATTGCAATCCCGCTGGCGCTCAGAATGGATGTCATCGGGCTGTCATTGTCTGACGTGATCGTGCAGTGCCGAACGACTGGCGTCGTCAGCAAATACCTGATTCATCACGTGAGGGGAAATGTCAAGGCGCCCAAGGGATCGCCCATCAAGATCAAGACGATCTCGGAGAAGTTTCTGGAGGCTCGCAGGCTGGCCGGCTACACGGATGAGAACGATCCGACGTGGCACGAGATTCGCAGTCTTGCGAAGCGCCTATACGATGAGCAGGGGGGAGTTGATACCAAGGCGCTGCTTGGTCACATGTCGGACGTAACGGCAAATCTGTACGCTAATTCGCGCGGACTGGAGCCCATCAGAGTCAAGGTTGCGGGTATCTAGTTTCACACAGATTTTCCACAACAGTCACACACACCCCGCAAACCCGCATGAAATAAGGGTTTCGAGACGTTGGCGAGTACCACTTCGGTAGGGCCTTAGCTAGGTCGTATTTTGCAATATAATCAAATGCTTGCGATGGATTTCAGCCCCAGGAATAGAGCCGAAATTTACCGAATACGTCCCAATGGATTCAAGTACTTACGCAGGGTTTTAAACAGAAAATGCCGCTCACCAACCCGTACGGAACCGATAGACCCTGTGTCGAGTGTGAATATTTTGGCGGCTTCATCGCAGACGGGTTACATGCGGTCTGCATGTACGGCGGCCGGAAGCAAATTCAGGCTCAGCCGGAGCGCGGTTGTGTCTACTGGATTCGCGCAACCGGAAGCGACGACGAGCCAGGAACGGCCAATGCTCCCCCACTCGACAGGAGGCCACCATGACCGATAGACCAACAGATGACCACGACAAGCCGCCGATCGTCAAGGCGCTGCTTCTCGCCCGCTACACCCTAGTCATCCACAACGGCATGACCGCCACGAGCGAGGGCGAGTCCTGGCGACTGGATTTCACTGGTGAGCTGGCAGAGATTGACGCGGCGTTGCAGAGTGCGGGCGTGGACACGACAAAGCCGATGGTTGCGCCGGTCAAGTGGACAGATGCCGACTGAGGGCTAATGCAAAACATGCCCAGAAAATATATATCTGGAAATTGCAGATAATTTCTTGATGATCTACATATGTCATACGATAATACGCGCGCTACGAATTAATACCAAAAAACAAAGGGGTAGAAATGAATAAGAAAGCTATTTCGGGTGTATTAGTAATGTCGTTTATTTTGACAGCTTGTGGAGGGGGAGGCGGTGGCAGTGGGTCGCCCGGATCTGCAAACCAGCAGCAACCTGCACCAGCCGCATCGGTACCGTCTCCGGCATCAGCCCCAACGCCGGCATCAGCTCCTACTCCTCAGCCGAAGCCGGTCACGATCGATGCCGAGGGGGATAGCACAATATACGGGTACGAGATCGTAAATGGAGTTGGCGTGCAGACGCCTAACAATCCGCCTGTGATTCTGCAATCGCTTCTACGCGCTCAGCTTGGAAGTGGCATCACTGTTCAAAACAATGGCATGGTTGGCGGGGCAGCGTTTCAGTCTGTTGGCGGCATAGGGCATTACACGATGACCCTCGCTCAGCGCCTCGCAACAAATCCCGCACAAATCGTGCTGGCGAACTACGCAATCAATGACTCTGTTGAGCGCACGACTACCAGCTATCTCAATGACCTTACTTCATGGGTCAATACGGTGCGCGCGGCCGGTAAGGTTGCAGTTCTGGAAGAACCAAACCCAACATGCAGCACAACGCATACAAACGTCGGAGCGTATGTCCAGATTATGCGATACGTTGCGCAAACGATGGATGTTCCGCTCATCCAGCAGTATGACTACATTCTTAGCTTACCGAACTGGGAAAGCATGATGAGCGCTGATTGTGTTCATCCGACCGACGCACTCTACGCTATCAAGGCACAGCGGGAATACGAGGCACTGGAACCTGTCGTCAAGTCGATGCAGTAATCCAGAAATCCCCTCCCGATAGGGGAGGGGGAACCTCAACTAAAATCTGACTCGACCGATACGACGAACTTACCAGCTGTGGGGGTGAGGTTGTTAATCCAAAGATTATCGGAAGCTCTAGGCCATACGTTCAGATCACCCGCGGTACCGGTCGTACCTGACGGCGTATCAATTCGGAAAGCAACACCGGAATTCCCGACTGTCAGTATAGGCGTCGAATTTCCAACTTGAATGATCCCAGAGAAGTAGTTCGTCACAGCAAACAGTTTCTCGAAGATTGTCAACTTATAGACAAGTTGGCCCCCACCATTCGGAACCGGGACTGGGCACACGGTGTTCGGAGGGATTGTACATAACCACTGGTTGAGCCCCGTCTGAATGGTCATCGGTCCGGCTGGGGTCAGTGCATCGATGAACGGGTATTTGTTGATATTATCGGCTTTGATTCCACCCAGAATCGCCCCGCCTACCCGAATCAAATTGTTATACACAATCAGATTCTGAATAGAGGGGACTGCAGTCCCGTCATGTTTCAGGACTGCCATGATCTGTGGCTGCTCCGTCACACAGGAAACATCATTCTCCGTAAGCGTCAATGACCAAGGGTTACCAGTCGGAGTCGGGTTCGTCACATAGGCGAAAGATTGATTGGGCGACTTTGCCCTGTTTCCTTTTGCCACGATGGTTGCATTGGGGACTAGGGTAGCCTGTCGGATCCCTAGGAATGCAATTGCCCGGTTGGAGAAATTCGATACCATCTGCGGACCATCATCTCCGTTCACATCTCCGTTCATGCCGCTACTAGGATCGACGGTCATCCCATCTTCATAGGTATTGCCGATATACGTAACACTCGTGCAATACGAGGCTTCCACGCAGAACCAGACCCGCCCACGAATAGTGTTGCCTTGGAAGGTCTGCCCAAATCCCTTCTGCATGCTGTTGTAGACATCGCAAATCTGGTTTCCAATGTCCGTGATATAGAAAGAGCCCGTATGGCTTGAGATGCCAGAGTTCGGGTAATTGGCATTCTGGGGCCAGAACTGGTTGCCGTCGTATGTGAGGCCGCCACCGGTTACAGTATTGCCCTCGCGCAGCAGATACATCTCCCCATTGTCGCTGTCGAAGCCGGTATGACAATTATCAGCCGTATTGCTGCTCACAATCTGGCCAAAGTTGCCAAGGGTAAAGAGTCCATAACCAAGGCCGCCGCCTCCAGGCGTCACGTAATTTGCACCCGTGAAGGTGTTTCCGATAACTTTCGGCCGGTAGTTGTGATATGTGTAGAGTGCGTGATTCGAGAATCCAGAGATTTTGCTGTTTTCAATCACTGGGCTATCGCAGTAGGAAATCTGTACACCACGAACTGCTACACCGCTCGTCGGATAGCCTTGTATCTCCAGGCCAGAAAGACTGGCTGATGCCGTCTGCATCACGAGCGCCTGACAGGTAGCTGTGACGGAATACTGTGACGTTGCATCGGGGATGGTTGTCCACGGTGCCTGCGGGAAGCCGGTATAAGTCGTGCCGATGTCGACAACCTTCGTCGTCGGGTTGTAGGTGTTGATGTAGCGCGTTTGCCCTGCACCCGTACCTGCCGTGATGGTGAGCAGGTAGTTATCGAGCTGCGCTGCTGTCGAAGGATCACTCGCGGAAAGCGTGATCGTACCGCTCGTTCCGCCTTGCGCTGTTCCTGTAGTAATGGTGGAGACCGGCAGATCGAAAACTAACGGGTCTTCGAGCGTAACAACGTTGCCAGAGACCGACGCCACCTTAACTAGTTGACCCAAGCAATTGTTCGGATCGAAGCGATGATCACCATACGCCAATCGATCGGTCAGTAGGCGGATTGTATTGCCGGGCGCCACTTGCGTACCATCGGATATTGTGATGACATTCGACTGCGACAGTGCGGTAGCGATCAGTGTCAGGGTGGCGGACTGAATCCCGTCGAGTTCCAGGCCGTTTGCAGCTGCATTGCGAGTAGCAAGTTGCGTCAACTTTGGGGTTCCAGTCCAATGGAATATGCCCCCTGCCACAGCACAGAAGATATTCGTAAAGGAATAGGTCTTCCCCATGGGCCAGTCGAGTGTAAGGCCGGCTGTAGCGGTCACCGTGATTACATTCGTAAGCCCAGTAGTTTCATCTGAGCCATCGCCCTTGAGCCCGAACTGTGCTACCGAGATGCTTCCTGTCGTGGCGAGTTTCCAGCGTCCACCGTCTGCGGCAACGATTATCGTTCCGCCGTTATCAGATGATGTCGTGTCGCTTGAGTCCAGATAGTACAAACCACCGCCGCCATCTCCCGGCGTGTAATAACCAAGTACGGATACCTGGCTGTAGTTCACCTTACTTTGAGCGCGCAAAGCGCCAATCGAATTAACTGCAATAGGGACTTGCGCCATAAGAGACGCAGAGGCAGCGCTATCGGTTACTTGATCCCAAATCAGATTGCCAAATGCATCATTGACGACCTGACGGTATAAGCCAGTGCCCCAGATGGTTGCCCGTCCTGCAGCATCTAGCCTAACCGGGTTAGTGTTGAGAACTGTTCCCGCTTGGTCTTGATACGTGTTCTTCGGTGTGCTGGTGTTGGGGATGTAGAAATGGACGAATCCCCCAGCAAGGGGCCTGCCGTTGAAGTCTAAGAACTGAGATTTACCGTTTAGAACTTGGTATGCGGACATTTCTTATGCTGCCTATTTGGTCGGGGCAAGGGCTGCAAGGACTCGATCGAGCATGTGATCTTCGACATTGGGAATCGGCAGGGCAGCCTTTCCAATATGTGTCAAAAGTGCGGCATGATTCCAGCCAAGAGGGATGTCAGGGACTGCATCGTTTCCGTTCTTATACAGATGCACCGGTACGTTAGTGAGGAGAGCCCTAACACCGATATCCTTGCTGACTCGTGGAGGCTCGAATCCATATACAGCGATAGGAGGCTTATCGAGCAGCGTCAGCGATACTGCAGCACAGATTGCAAGAGCGGCGCCGAGGGAGTGGCCTACCAGCGTTACAGGCTGATCATCGATCGCATCCATCACTTCATCAGCAATGGCCGACCATGCCTCAAAGAATCCCCGATGAACTTGGCCGGCTCTGGGGATGTTGACTGTGAGCGCATCTAGATCGGCCATCCAGCAGGACGCGTTATCTGTGCCGGGAAACGCCACGACTAGGCCTACATCAGTCTCACGCACGATCGCTCGAGAAGCGCTATTCGCTTCGCCGATATCTGGCGTCGCGGTGTACGCCTCTTGAGCAATCAGTGCGTAGGCATACAGCGTCATTGCGATGCGGCAACCGGGGCCGAGGCGGCAACTGGGGAAGTCGCTGCAATTGCTTTATTTACAGCGCAGAATACGCCGTTCCCTACTGCAATTACGCTCAGCGATGGGTCCGCTACAGATGCAGCAGTAATGACGGATTGGCCGACTGGGCACGCTGCAGATACTGAAGTTGCAGTAGTTTGGAGCGCGCCGACTGCTGCGCTGTTCATGGCCGCGACATTAGTCGCTGCAGTCTGGATTTGCGTAGCCGAGCAAGCGGAAAGAGTGCCGGCGATAGCGCCGATTACACCATAGAGAGTCATATTGCCAATCATTGCGCATCCTTCAGTGGAACGGTGGGCAGCTTCTGTTCAGACGTAACAGGACCAGCGCTGCTGGATTGGATCTGTTGTAAGTTAGTCGACTGCAAATTGGCGATAGCGTGGTAAAAGCCGAGTGCACCGAGCGCATATTTGATTGCATCGATGAGATCGGCGTTTTCGTGACCCGTGATAATAAGTGCGGTCCACAAGCCAAAAAGCAGTACGCATCCTGCAAATTTGAGATATGCGGTCATGATGCGGCCTTAAGTAAATTTGATGCGATCCGGCGAGCCCATCCCTTCCCGAAAGATGGCCATACATCCAGTGCAGTCATATATTCCAATCGGTAGGCGTCGAACTTCATGCAGACTTTCATCGGATCAAGCGCATTAGCCGCGGCGATGGTAGCGGGGCCGATAACCCCATCAGCCTTGACACCGGACGCCTGCTGCAGCCAGAGTGCGGGCTTGCCGCCGTTATATGCTGCATCGAACACTTGCAGAGCTACTTCCGCGTTAAGTTCGTCGCAGTGATAGCGGTCCCAGTAGTCGCGCTTGGCGATTGTTTTCGCCTGATCGAGCGTCAGATTCTTGATGTCGTAATCGGGATAGGAGGCGGCGCTAATCCCGTACTTAGTGCCCCGGCACGTACCGACACCGACTCGGCCACCAGTCCAATTTCCGGAATCGATCGGGTTATCGGTGAACCCCTGTTCAATGCCTACTACGAATGCAAATGCATCATCGAAAGCGCTCATTTTCCAGCCCTATACCGTTTGATCGAGATGTATGTTTGAATCACGCTGTAGACGATTGCCACGATAGAAGCGACACCCGAAAGGGTGAGATCGCTGGAGATGTGGCTGACGCCAATCGCTACCCATGCTGGAGCGGTCTTGGCTGCGTCAATAACGTGATGGCTATCCATGCTGTTCCCCGAGATTCTTTTGATACGCGGGGCGGCGATCGGTATTGACCGGTCTACGGATAGAGAGAAGAATCTGTGACATGTCTCGCCCCAAAGCAGATAAAAGCAAGCTTTCGCTTACCTTGTCTCTGCCCTGGAGAGACTTCTTGACGGGCAACTACCGCGAATTAGAGGTTCGCTACACCATGACAACTGAACAGATTCTGCATGCCATCGGAACGTCCGCTGGCATTTCCATCGTCTATGCGCTCAAATGCTCAGCGGCTGCCCGAAAGGAGCGCCGGCAAGCTGCCGGGTACGACAAGGCGGCCGATACCCGTAACAGCATTCCCTACCGGCTTGGCAAGTTGTGGGCGCGCTGTCAGAAGCGCCGCGGCTAGCTTGCCTCCAGTCTGTGTATAAGGCAGCGAACCAATTCCGATTCCTCCAAGAGTCGCCAATGTCGAAGTCGGAGCTGTCGCGAGCCCAGCCGCTACCGATCCCGGTGCGAGCAGCGACATTAGGCCGCGACCCACTGTGCCGGAATCCGGGTATTTCGATCCCAGCACACTTTGTCCAGCGCCGGAAAGGTCTTGCATCAGGGCATTGCCCGTTGCCGTTGCCCCCTTTCCTGCCGACTTATCTGCACCGCGCACCGCACTTTGCAATTGCGCACCAGTGAAGACGCCACCGTTGTTCATCGCACCGGTCGAAGATGCGGCGGAACGCAGCCGCACAAAGTTTGCCCAAGCCTTATTCGCATTCAATAGTTGATCAGCCAGATCAGATGGATTTACGCGCGCGAGGTTACTATCAACGGCATCGCGTAGAGAACTGACTGCCGCGCCGAGTTGTCGGTTATCGAATGATGGATCTTTCAGGTAGCCGCTCGATGTGCGTGCGAGTTCGCTCTGAACGCCCTTAAGCGTCTGACCATCCATGTTTCCCTGTGGGCCGAGCTTGTCGAAGATCTGCGTTTTTAGGACGTTCATGAACGTCTTCTGCTGCGAATCCGGGAGGCTGTTCGCCATCTGCCCGAGATTCGTTACATCTGCCTGAAACTGCGGATCGACCTTCATCTGCATTTTCGGCAGCACCGAGTCATAGGCCTGACCGATGGTCTTGCCGACCTGATCGATACCCTCCTGACCAACATTGCCGCTGAACGTCTTACCGATAGGCGCCAGTGCATCGTTGTAGGCAGCAGTGTTAAACTGTCCGACTGCGCGCTGCTGCGCGTTCTTAATCATGTCGCCAAGGACCGGCAAGCTGGTAAGCTTGTCTTCAGTACGCGCGAATCCACCACCGAGAATCTGTCCCGGTGTGGGAGTTACGCCGCGGTTCATCAGTGTCTGTACATCAGGCGAAATATTGGGTGAGATAATGTGGCCTGCGAGACCCGCCAATGGTGACAGGACACCGCCAGCCGCAGCGCCAAGTGCAGTTTGCTGGCCTTTATCACCCCAATAGTCCTGGCTGTTCGGATCGACAGGAGCAAGTGCGCCGGTGATGCCGCCAAGGCCGGCGCCGACCGCTGCCATTCCTGGAAGCGTACGCGCGACAGGAGCAAGCGCACCGAGTGGCGCAGTCGCGGCAATCGAGCCCGCCACATTGCCTGCACCCGTAGCAATCGGATGTGCCGCCGAGTATGGTGCGACTTCCTGTGCGCCGTGTGAGAGGCCCTGATTAGCGTCATTGACTAGCCAGTTACCGACACCATTTAGGCCGAGAGCTTGGGCACCATGACCAAGCAACTGTTGCGCGCCAAGTGCCGTTTCTTGGACACCACGACCCATACCCGCTAGGAATGATGTAACGCCACCCGGTTGGTTATTCTGTGATGCCGTCTGCGGCTGTGCTGCCTGTTGTTGAGAATTATCCGATACAGCCGGTTGTGCTGCTGGAGCCTGCGTGAATGCCGCTAGAATCTGATCATCATTCGGTCCCTGTTGCGCTTGTGGCTGAGCAGCAAGGGCTGAAGTCTGCTGCGCCTGTTGTTTCGGCTGTGCAGCGGAAGCACCCTTATTGAAAGCAGCAAAGATTGCATCATCGCTCTGATTGCTCGAGGGCGCGCCAGGGATTCCCGGAAGTACTGACGTAGCCTGATTATTTTGTGTCGGCATATTTACTCCTGCTGCTGCCAGAACCTTCCCAGGGTATGCTGCATTTACCGGTCCCCATTGAGACGTATCATTGCCCCCTTGGTAATGCCGCAGTGCGGTCGAGACATCACCATACTGATCGAGCAGCCCGGAAAGCAGTTGTGCCCCGCCAAAGATGTTCTGCTTCGGGTCGGTAGGATCAGTGATGCCCAGCGACTTGTAATTCGACGGCATGATCTGCATGAGGCCCGTCGCGCCCTTACCCGAGACAGCACCTTTCTGGCCGCTCGATTCGGTGCCGATGACGCCGCGGATCAGATTAGGATCAAGATTCCATTTCTGAGATGCCTGCTGGATAATGTCGTCATACTGACTCACTGCGGAACTCCGGAAGCCGGGAGCGGTGCCGCCGAAGCTTGCGGTGCAACCGCTGCTGCCTGCTGTGTACCTGGCATCTGGATAATCCCCTGGCGTACTAGATTACCGAGACTGGCCTTGAACTGAGTCATCTCGGCTGGCGATTGACGCTTGAGGAATGCCTGCTGCTGAGTCGGGTTCATACTTGTGAAGACGAACGCGTTGGGATCAACCGCTTTATTCCATTGCGACTGCCACTGGTTGAACTTGTCCGGCGTGTTGCCTGAGTTCTGCCATGCGTAATCCTGTGCTTGACGCATCTTCTCGGCTGCGATCGTCTTCGTGAGAATGTCCTGATTGGCGAGGTTAGAAATTCCTGGGTTTGCGTTTCCAGTGACTGCAGCATTAAGACGTGCATCAGTTCCCGACCCGATCGACCCGGAGACGGACGAAGCATAGTTCGTCAGGATCTTCTTGAATTCGTCATAGTTCTGGATATCGCCCGTCCAGCCTGCTGCCTTGGCTATGCCTGGGCTGAGCGAATTGACAAACGACTTTGCCGTATTACGCCAATCGCTATTAGGACCTGTATCAAGCGGAGGAGCATTGCCATCTGCGCCCGTCAGTGCATTTCGAGCCGTCTCCAGCAAGTTAAGGCGCATCGGCGCATCGGCTGCTGCATTGTGCAGATCCTGCGCTGCTGTAGCAGACTGCGTAGCCTGTGCACTCGCGCCGGCAGTCTGCGATGCCTGAGCAGCAGGCGATAGACCTGTCGCAACGAAACCCGACGGCGAACCACCTGGAGCGGCGCCCCCTTGTTGGTTATAGCGCCCTGTATATCCGCCTTGGGCACCTTGAGAGCCCTGTGCACCGGGAACCGTAGAGCCAAGCGAGATCGTGCCGGGAGTACCATCGGGGCCGACTGCGGAGATGCGCTGTGCTGCCTCGCCAGGGGTAAGGGTATTCGCAAGGGCGCCGCTGACAGTCAGTCGGCCGGTCATCGGGTCGACGTTCATAACATCTGTCTCGCCGCCGCGATTAACCGTCATTTGCTTCGGCATCAGCGCCTGCAACTGTGCCTCGCCAGACAAAGAGTTGATGAAGTGATTCTTGATCCATCCAGCTTGCGCTTGCGGATCTTGCGGAATTTCCTGAATTTCTTTGATTCCCCGATCAAGCGGCAGTGTCCCAGCCTGCACCGCGCTGGAAATCTGTCCGGCGATCTTGCTGGACATATCTGCTTTTCCCATGTCCGGGTCTTGCATAAGCGAACCGATCATGCCGCGGATATTCTGCTGCTGCTTGAGGTGCATATCAAGCTGGCTAGTGTCGTACTGCTGCTGAGCATTGCGCTGCTGTGCGATCTGGCCCATGAACTGCGGCAGGAATGCACCGGCGCCGTTTTGTGCCGCCGTCGATTGCAACTTGTTGAAGTCGACTGAGCCATCAGGGTTGATCGCCTGCGAATAGGCTTGCGAAATAGCCTGGTTCGCATTGAGTTGCATTGTGTTCTGACGCAGCGCGAGCAGACCTTGAGCCGTTTGTAGCGGCTGTTGGAGAGCCTGCATAGGATTTTGAGGCTGTTGTATTCCAAGAGAGATAGTCGGATCGAGCGGCATTTACTGCCCTCCTTGAGCCGGGGTCCAATCCGGTACGCCAGCATTGCTTCCGTAGAACGAACCGCCTGCAGCAGACGGCTGCATGAGCGAATAGAGAAGCGCATTACTTCCAAGCCCTGATATCCCGCCACTGATTGCGTTCGCCGCACCGACCGTACCAGCTGCCTGCGCTGCCGCGCCTGACATCATTGTGTTACCAGCAGAGGCTGCCGTTTGCATGCCGGCATTACCGACGCCGGCCGCTGCGTTCTGACCGAGCCCAACCAGACCAGATAGTCGGTTGTATGTATCCGACTGAACGCCATAGTTTGTCTGGAACTGTTGGAGTGCGTTCTGATACTGCTGCTGATACGTTTGGCTGGCTAGTCCAGTGTCATAGTTCGACAGCCCCATAGCCTGAGCTCCCGAGAGATTCAATCCCTGAGCCGCCAACTGGTTATTGACGTTCTGTTGGCCCTGTTGCAAGGTGAACTGATACCCTGGCGTCTGCTCCAGTTGCTGCTGAGTTGGATTGAAGTTGAAATTCATCCCCTGCAGCTTGCTAAGCTGAGACTGCATCCCGGCAATATTGTTTGTGCCAAGCTGCATGTACGGCTGCTGATTCTGCTGCATCTGCTGGAACATCTGCCACTGTTGCTGCGTGGCATTATTTGCTGCGTTTGCCTGCGTGTTGGCTGCAGAGTCAGCCGCACTCCCGCTGATAGCAGCACCAGCTATGCTTCCAACAGCACCCACTCCAGCTGCTACTGCTGCCGCGACGCACATAGCTAATCCTTCTTAATGTCTTTGAGTTTGAGTTCCATAACCACGTCATCGGCTATATAGCCGCGACGCTGAAGAATCTCATACAGCTTTCCAGTCAGCGTGACGGGCCACGCAATGATGCTGACGCCGCGCGAGCGGAGTGTGTCCTCAATTTTTGACATGAAGCGTGGCATATAAAACCGGTGATCGGGCTGAACATAGAACGTATCTATATTTCCGCACAACTCGGTTTTTAGATGCAAGCTTTTGTAGAGGATCAACAGAGCGTAACCACGCAAAATACCGCTCTCTTCACGCAACGTCATTGCTATCAAAGCACCATGATCAGCAAGATGAAGGAACTGATCAATGTTGGGATCAATCTGAAGCCCGCGTTGTCCGTGATAGGCGCAGGTATCTTTTTTTATCTCTGAACATTCATCCCAACTTTGCTGACCGAGCGGAATAATCTCGTCTGCAAGTTCGCGCGTGAAAGGTTCGATAGAAATTCGCATTACCGAATGCCGCCCACCTGATACGTTTCGCCGGCAGTCGGCGTGATCGCGGCCGCGGTGTTGTTCGAGAACGTGATCGCCAGCGTACCGGCTGCGCTCACACGGACATTAACGACGCCCAGGCCAGCCTGCGCGCTCGGCTTCGTCACCCAAACCACATCGCCAACTGCAACACCGGCAAGCGGGAATGTCTGTTCGGCGGTCGTGTTGGCTGCAACTGCGGCCGGCGTGAGCGCTGCGCTCGCGTGGTAGATCGCCGTCAACGGTTTGCCCGGCGCGTTTACAAAGTTGATCTTTGTGATATCGACTAACTCGTCACTCTCAACACCTTTACGGTAATTCGGCATTTTTAGCTCCCTGAAGTTTCATAAACGCCGCCCATGAGCGTTACCGCAGCCGCGGTTCCGGCCAGAGCCTGCAAAGTCGAACCGGGCGCAAGTTGCAGCCCAATAGCTTGCGGCGGCACATAGGTTTGTCCTGCCGCCAGTGAAAAGGCCGATAGGAACGCATTCGTTACCCCTGCGGTCCCTGCAGATGGCACGTTGTAAAGCGTCACTGTTACTGGGCTTACCGAGGTATTCGTCAGCGAAAGGTTATTGACCGTCGACGTCGTGCCAGCAGGCGCGGTGTAATAGGTCACCGCCGTTACGGTTAGCTGCGCTGGGGCGATTGACTTTGGAACTCGCTGCATCCCTTACCTCGATAAAATTGTTACTGGTGGCGCGACTGAATAAGTCACGGTCACTGAATCCCCGGGGCTCATCTCGATCAGTTGCCCCGTCCCGAGATAGTCAATCGCCAACGTGGTCGAGCCACGCGAGAGCGACAGCGCTGAAACAGTCCCGCCAGTGATGTGCATTGCCTGGCGAGCACTTGCCTTATAGGTCCACGGCGAAGTACCTGCCGTTACCACTTGAGGCGACCGAGTGCTATCCGTGCCATAAACTGGCGCGAAGGTCATTTCAGAGATGGAATTGGCATCCTGTCGCGGTGCAGCAATCACTTCCATAGCCAGCGGGTCTACATGTGCCGATAGAGCAGGGGCGGAAATCTCCCTGCTAAGCGGATCGATATGCACAGACACTGCCGGCGCGGTAACCTCGCCTTCCAAGCGTATGCCCTGATTAATGAGTTGGCTCGCTATCGTTTCGAGAGACAGGATTTCGCTATTTTGAGGCGCTACTGGTGAGGTGAAAGTCTCTTCTACACTAAGAACTGCCGCTACGGTTATTTGAGATGGAATCGATGCGGCATCACCGCCAGATCTCTGGAATAACTGAATCAGGAAGAGAAACCATGCCTCATTAATCATCCCTGTTGTTGGATCGACGAGGGGGATGTTTATGAGAGGTACACTGGTCTGTAAGTTAAGGCTCATTGGTTATTCTGCTGAGCTTGCACCCATGCACCTAAAAGAGCCGTTTTGCATGGCGCGGACCATGACAGTTCAAAGACTCGATCGCGAGCCATGCCAAGGCGCTGAAACTGAAGGGATGTCAGGTACTCGCCTTCCATGCCGAGGCTTGTGCTGATTGCGTTGCCCCAGGACTTACCACGTGTGTCGCTCCAGCGAAGATAGACGGGAACTGGTCCGTTGTTTGTGCCATTACCGACTTCCATATTGGCAATGAACTCGCGGTATCTAATGCGGTCGCTGTTGTCGTCGACGCTATGAGCGAAGGATCGGATGCGCGGAATAGGGTTTCCGTTATCCGTGTAGTTGTTCACGTCCCACAGATACAGGTTGCCGTTCTGCCAGTCACCGACGATCGGTTGCCCATAAGCCGACGCATAGCAGTTCGCGCGGTGACGGTGGAGATGTCCGTTATCATCAATCCACGAAAGTTCATTCCATTGACCCGTACTCATGTCGTACTGCCAGGTCTTGTCGGCAGTCGGAAACGTGATACAGTAGAAGAAGTGGCCGTCTATCTCATACGTCCAGCCGATCGCGTCAGAGAGAGTTCCATAAGACGCGAGTTCATTATCGATGGCGAACGTTGAGATATGCTGCGCATTGAAGCTTTGCGAGCGGCAAATGAATGCATCGCCCTGGGGAGATTGGGCCAGCCAGTAGATATCGCCGTCCATCTGTGCAAGAGATCCGACAGCAGCGAGACCATAAGGCATAAAGATGCCCGGCATACGGCTGAAGGGGAACGGCGTACCGCCTGCGCTCCCGAAGTCGTACCAAACCTCTGTTGTTGATGCACCAAACAGGTAGATGTAGCGCTTTGCCACCATCAGGCCTACGAGGGTATCGGAATAGCCCGTCTTGCCTGCGAAGTAGAGTGCGTTAAATACGGTTTGGTCGACCAGCGATGAATACCACTGGTTCTGCCCGGGCACGTTGGCGACGAGAAAGCCATCGACATAATCAATCGTGTTGCCGCCCATGAATGAATCAGTAGAATCGAGCGTCGAGAATGCACCACCCGAAAGCACAACCTGATAACCGATCGGTGATCCGTCAACGATAACGAGATCGGTCCCGTTGTCGACCATCGATACCTTGCCGACTTGCGTCCCAATATCTCCAAGCTTTTTCAGTGTCCACGATGCATTTATCGAGTACACAGACGAGCCGCACACGCCGTACAGGACGCCATTGGATGCCATAAATAGGCCACGCCAACCCGAGCCATTGGTCGGCGTAGCAGATGCGAGTTGAGTGAGACCTGGAGAAGGGTAGAAGGTGAAGGGAAAGGGCGAGCCTTCGATTCCCTTTTCGCCGTACAGGTTGATCGACCGTTGAGCCTCGGCGACGAGGGACTTTGCGGAATAGGCGCCCGTAGTGAGGGCTACCTTCACGGAGTGCTCCCGATCTGGAAGTCCCCGTAAATATTGTAAGTTGCTCCTCTCTGCGGCCTAACTGCTACCGGCAACTGAAGCTGGGGTATGGCTGCATTACTTTCCTCGATGATACGTAACGATGCCTCAGCCTTACCCTGAACCTGCGGATTCGGAGGAAGGCCAAACATCACATACATCTCGAGCGCAAGATTCCACATCAGCGCTGCCGAATACTCAGGCGGCATTGCAATCACATCGCTCACGGTCCCGAACTGCTGCAACTGCTGCATGACCGTGATGTGAATCTCGTACATGTTGTTCGGCACGGGCCAAACGAACAGATTGCCGATCGGATACGCCATGTCGTAGAAGGCGAATCGCGGGAAGGCGTTGAGATTCTTGATGCTGATCCGGTTGTAGTCCTCGGTCGAGCGGAGGATTTCAAGCGGATAGTCGACGGGAAGGGGAGTCTGAACGTTCTGCCGGAAAAAGGCAGACTCGAGCTTGGAGGGGCGCGCGATGTCGAAATCGCCACCAGGGCCGACCGTGTACGAAAGCTGACCTGTTGCCTGCTTGGCGACCGTCACAAGCTGGTAGATCATGTAACGGCGGCGCTGAAGCTGCGCCATCAGCATGTTCAGCAGCGAGAATGAATCGCTCAAGTCCTCGGCCGATGCTGCTTGCCCAACACCCAACACGTTAGCCGTCTTCAGCGCCAGATTGATGATATCCAGTACTGTAGTTTGCGGCGGGGCAGTGTTGAGTGAGACAGTCATGAAAGGGACCTGTGTTTAGTCCCTTCCGATGGTAGGCCGTGAGTTATTTAATGCAATTGATTCTGATTAGTTGCCGATGCACTGATACGCGATAACGTCCGTGCCTGTCCCGGACAGAGTCAGGCTAGTTCCGCTCTGAGGCGCAGCCATTACTCCTCCCGAACCGGACGAGCTCGTTGCGGTGCAGAGATAGCTGGTTGCGTTCGTGAATGCACCAGCGCCACTAAACGTCACGGTTGCCGTGCCACCTGTGAGCGCCTGGTAGCCTACCGTCATGTGCTGAGCGGTGAAAGCCGTGCCGGTGTTGCCGTAGACAGGCATCGTGCCGGTGCCGGTTGCGGTGATATTTCCCGTAGCCGTCAGGTTACCCGTTACAGCGGTAGCGGACAGCAGGTTAATGCCGCCGCCGCCTTGCGTGCCGATATTCATCGAAACGTTGACGTTGCTGCCGCTAGTCATGAGCGACGGCGTTGCGCCATTGGCCGCCCCTGACAACACCATATTGTTCCCGCTAGGAAATGCCGTGCTGATGGTGCCTGTTGCCGAGAATGGACCAGTATGCGCCCATGCGCCGGAGCCGCTATTGGAAGTGATGCCAGTGATGCCTTTGGCGTAACCCCCCGTACCGCTCAGCCATGCAGTAGCAGCGCTCCCGTCATCCTTCGCAAACCGGAAAGTATGGGAGCCAAGGAAAAATATTTCCTGTGAATTTCGATTGTCTAAGGTCTGCGTCTGGTCTGAGAAAGTAGCAATCGAATAGTTCGGGCCGCCGCCAATCGCGACACCCGTGTTCGTCGGACTCGCTGGCTGCAAATTACTAGTGGAGCTCAGAGTGCCTTGGACGTTGACGTTACCCGTCACACCCAGCGAACCGGTATGAATCCACGATCCACTACCACTATTGGACGTGATGCCAGTAATGGCATAGCCCGAACGAGCCGCGCTCAGCCATGTAGCATTCTGGCTGTTTGCGTCATCACTGGTCCGGAAGTCTAGGGACGCTGGGTTCTCGTAAATATCCCACGTCTTCTGGTTAGCGCTATTCGTGGTATTTGTGAACCCGATGGCTGGGCCGCCACTCGCGGATGTCCCTTGGGCCAGAATTGTGGAAAGTGCACTTCCGGCTGAAGAACTCGTACTAGAAACGAAAGTCGGCCCAGTAATGCTGTTCTTGGATACGGTAAAAGCGGGTCCGCCAGTGGATGTTACGACCCCCGAGTTCCCCGTCACCGTCCCACCTGTCAGCGGCAAGTAGTTGCCGAGCGCAGCAGTAACAGATTGTGTAGTCGCAATGACAGCACCCAATCCTGCCCCAGATACAAACGGGATATTACTAACATATGTAGTGCCATCGTAATATCCCTTTACTGCTGGTCCAACTTGCCCAGAGGCAAGCGGCGATACAGAAGCCATTACAACCAACGCAGCCATAGTCAGCGCAAGAATCTTTTTCATCTTGTTACCTTCACGAAACGTTTATAACTGTTATGGCAGCGGGCGACATGCTCGTGATTTCATACATGAAATCAACCGATGTTAGCGGACCAATCTGGTTATTAGTATCCATCGTGACGCCAGTCCCCCCGGCAAACGTAGCAAGGAAATTGGTCCTATTCATATACCGGAGCGTCCAGGTTAGCCCAACCAGATTGAGCGCAGCAGGCCCAGGAATAGCCGCGATCATGTTCGCTGCAGTGTCCGTGGTATCCGTGAAGTTTGCTGTCGGACCCGTACGCGCCATGTATTTCAGATCAGATGGAGCGCTGAAAGGGATTACCTCTTCCGTTGTTGCAGTGACGGGGTAATACAGCGTCGGTGGATAGTTGATCAGACGCGATGCATTGACTGCATTCATCGTAACCGTAGTCGGACTGGATTGCGTCACGACGAACGTAAGCGAAGACAAGCGCGGTACTAGGGCATTCGCTGCGGCGCCAGATGCGATGATCGTTACGCCAGTACCGGGGGCGATAGTCGCCTGATACCCAGTCGTATTGATATAGGTGAAGATCCACGATGCACCGTTCGCAGCAGCCGTCGAGAAGCCCGAAGGAATCGACGAAATGATAGTCGCCGCTGTATCGGTCGTATCCGTGAAGTCTGCAGTGACTGCGCCCTCACGGTTAAAGATCGATTCAGCCGCCGAGATGATATCCGGGCCGATGATCGTCATACCGGCTGTGGAGTTGGCGATCGTATCCTTGGCTGGAGCCAAGGTTCCACCGCCTACACTGCCTCCCCCGCCAGATGCAAGGGTCGCGATCAACTTCTGAAAGATGATCAGATCCTTCTGGAACTCCCCAAGAGTCATGCACATTATTGCCTCATCCAGGTAGTTTCAGACGTAAGGTTACCGGTTGTATAGCCGTAAGTCTTCGTCCAGCTATTGACGCCATCCGTACAGGTATCGCTGCCAATCGTCCCGTCACCATTGAAGACATAGGTATGAGCCAGGAAGCAAACGCTCACCCACGTATTACGGGACACGCTCCAGACGCTGTTTCCTTCCTGTGTATAGCTCATCTCTTTTATCCAAGGTATTCCAGACGGACGCGCAAGGTGTACACGCTCCCGGTCGTGACGTTGATCATTGTCGTGCCGTAGGTAATCGGCGTGCCTGCTGCGGCATAGAAAACAAGAGGCCCACCATTCTCATTACCTGCTGTCGATGTGCTCATAACGGTATCGAATGTCTGCGTATTCGTCACGATCCCATTGTTGTTACCAATCTGGATTGTGATATCACCAGTGCCTCCGCCAGTCGTGATGATCAGGTCGACGGTTGCGCGATACATGCCGGCGCCCGTTGCGGGAACCGTATAGAACGTCGTGGGAGCAATGTTTCCGCTTTGGCTCGTCAGGTTGACGGACTTGAGGATCTGTGGTGTCGAAGAGGAAAAATTCGACTCATCGAAGATCTGCACGTCGGTCAGATTACGGAGAGAAACCCCGTTGACCATGTACTGAAGGTTATAGACTCCATCGGCCACGTAGAACGAATAGAAGCCGGTGGAGTCCGTTGTGAGCGGGTTATCAGTCGGCGTGACGCCATCATCCGAATACAGCGTCACCAGATTCCCGCTCTGATCAGTGACGAAGACAAGCGCGCCAGCTACAGGGATGCTCGTGGTGTAGAAGACGACATCGAAGTATTTGCGCATGTCTTCGGCCGATCAGTGATTCGTCCAGGAAACCCCGTTACACAGCACTTCCACGACAACAGCACCGCCACCAGTCGCCGTGGCGTTGTACACCGGAGTGGCCGCACCATCCGTGGTGACAGCAACGAGACCAACCGTCGATGCGCTACATGCCGGCAGGCTGGCGGTCACGTACTTAGCCGGGATCATGACAGCCGCGCTGGAGCTCTGTGCGCTGAACGGTGGAACGCAGACCGGGAGCGAGCTACCGATGCTTGCACCCTGAGCGTTGTAGTACGTACCGTTCTGCAGAAAGTACGTGCCGCACGTGTTGTTGATCGTCTGAAAGCCGGTCGACGGGTTAAACGTGCTCGACTGAGCGAACGAACTAGCCGACGCGAAAATGCCCATCAGGGCGACGAGAGCGAGAAACAGTTTCTTCATGGAATGCTCCTTAAGATTGGGATTCGATCAATTGACGCAGACGGGAGGCCTTCATCTTGTGATGCGGATTCAGGCCGAGTGACTTGGCTTCGGCGAAGAGGCGTTGGCGCTCCTCGACATCCTCACGGATGCCATCAAGGTCACCCTCTTCGGAGCCGACAGCCGCGGCTTCCTCATCCTCATCGTGCACGAGAAGTTTCGACCCATCGGCAAGCGAGACCCACTTCGGGTATTCGATGAACCGATAGGGCGCAGTGAAGTTGCGGCCGTTGGAATGGTTGATGTGTTGCATGCGTTACTCTCAAAAAAGGAGCCGAGGTCGCCCCCGGCTCCAAACCGCACCGGAGGAGAACCTTACAGCACGTCAGCCACGATCGACGACCATTCCGGACGAATCGCTGCATAGCCGTACAGGCAGTCGATTCTGGTAACAAGTTGGTCACTCATCACGTCATAGGCGGTCAGCAACCTGAGCGAAACCCCATCGAACTCGGCGCGTGCAGCTTCCACCACGCCAGTCGTCGGCATTTCTAGGTCAGCCGTGGCCAACGTGAACGCTTCCGGGTAGTACGCCAGGTTCATACGGTACTGCGAGCTAGCCGGCATTACCGTGCTGATCGCTGCACCGTTGGCCGGCGAGACCGTTACCGTGTTGAACGGTGCCGGTGCCGGGACGATTGCCGGGTAGATCGGGATCGACGTAGCACCCGAATTAACCGGAGCGGTCACGACGAACTGACGAAGCGTGCCTTGATCGTCACCGGTCAGGCGGTTGATAGCATTCACGCCAGCGATGGTGATAACGTCACCCTGGTTCAGCGTGCCAGTGATCGCGCTCACGACGAGCGTGTTACCCGTCTGATTTGCGCCGTTCACCGTGCCAGCCGAGAACGTACCGACCGTCTGAATGCGGACCGTCTGATCGGCCATCCAGTCGAAGCCGAGGGTGTCGGTCGTGAGCATGCCAGACTCGAACTGGTCGCTCACCTTACGTTGCGGGTTGAACAAGCCAGCCAGCGACGAGACCGTACGGGCCTGCGTCATCGGATCGAGAATGATCTTGCGGTCCATTTCCGGCGCCAAGTTCTGCGACAGAGTAGCGCCGGCCATGAGCCACGTACTGGCGTCCGGCGACACAAGACCCGACGAGTTCTTGTAGACCAGGTTGCACGACTGCTGCGCGACGCTCATCAGGCGGCTGGCGATCTTCGCTGCCAGACGGTTGATAGCCGGCGCCAGAATGCGCTCGCTGTAGTCGTCCAACGACATCGTCTTTTCAGCCGTACCGAACGAGATAGGCACGTTCGATTGCTGCGCGACGGTGAGCGTGGTGTTCTGCTCGTTCGTACCCTGCGGCGTGATCGCGGGGCCGTCGTTCACGACATAGTCGTTCGGCAGCCGGATACGGAGGGTGTTGCCAATCTTCGCGCCCGATCGTGCGAATTGGTCGTCGTACTGACGCGAGACGGTGCGGAGGAATGCGTTGGACTGCGTGAAGAGGCGGACTGCCTCATTGGTGATCGTATTGATTGTGAGCAGACTGTTCCCAGCCATGTAAATCTCCAAAGGCAAAAACAAGAAAGCCATTTCTGGCGCTCGTCCCTGCCCTGCGGAGACCAACTTAACGGGCCAATCCGTCGAATAAGGTTCGACTGAACCCGGCGATTACGGCTCGCCGTTACCTAGATCCACATGCTATGCCTTGAATAACGGGATGCAATAGCGGTTAAAACCTCTCCCAAACCTTTGCGCTAACCGCCCAACTCGTCGCATCCTTCTTCACCTCAACGCTGCCCGTCGTCGCCTTCGACGCCTCCCAATACACGATGCAGCAGCCGACATCCAGATTCTGATCGAATGTCGGCATGACTTGAACACATCCGGATAGCAGGAGCGCAGCGAAGGCGACGCGCAGCATTAGCGACGCTTACGGGAGTTCTTTGCGCGCCAGGCAATCCATGCCTTGTGATCGCTCGGATCAGGCTCAGCACCATCCGTTGTCGCATTGCCGCGGCTTGCTACCGTCTCGATCGGGGGCGGAGCCTTGCTCACCTGTTTAGAGAATGCCTTCGTAGCCTTACCTGACATCTTCATCATCTCGATACCCATCTGAACCGGGTCGAGCGAGCCGATGCGGATGGCTTCGTTGATGTTCTCCGACTTGCCAAGGTACGTCACGATCGTGGCTGCATTGTCGATGTTCGCCAGCACCTTCAGAAACTCCGGGCCACCGATGCCAGCCATTTGCAGGTTCTGCACTGACTTATCGAAGTCCGCACCGAATTCCTTTGCACCGGCTTCATTGATAGCGCCGATCTTCGAGTTCAGCGATTCCGTCTCACGCTGCTCGCGGACCATCTTCTCGGCGTAGGAGCGGGCGAGCTGTTCCATCGATTGATTGCTCTGCGGCGCGGCCGACTGTGTCTGCTGACCTTCCTGCTGCGCTGGTTGCTGACGCTCAGCCTTCATACGATCCAACTCGGCCTGCAACTCTGCCGCGCGCGATTCAGCCGCACGACGCGCCGCGGTGATCTCGCTGATTCGCTTTGGCACCCAGCTCGTATCGGGCTGTTGCGTCTGCTGTTCCTGCTGCGTCGATTCCGTCTGCTGCTCCAGTACCTCTTCAGCTTGCGTGTTGCCGAGTTCTTGCGTCACTTCTGCCTGTACGTCGCTCATGGTTTCTCCGGTGGTTACGATTGTTGTGACTGCGCCAACTGCTGCGCGGCCTGATTCATCTTCTGTTGATGCGCTTGCTGATCGCCTGCCTGTTGCTGCTGTTCAATCTGCGGAATCGGTTGCATTACACTATTGATGCCTGCCGCATAGGCGTTGGCTGGGTCGACGTTATCGGGTGTTACGCCACCATCAGGCGCAGCGGCACGAAGCATCTCGGCGATTGCCTTGCGCACGATCGGATCAAGCGCTTCAGGCGTCATAACAGGAGCCAGAGCCTTCAACCGATCACTTTCAGCCTTGAATGCATCGAGTACAGTTTTGTTGTCGTTCTCCATGCGCAGCGCCAGGTGATTGAGCGCATCCATGTCGACACGCTTCGACTCAAGCTGCTGCTGTACACCCTTGTCGTTAAGCTGCTGCGTGAGTTGCTGGATGTGCCCCATGGCCTGCTGCAGCTGCTGCTGCAGTTGCATGACCTGCGGATTGACCTTGCCCAGCACAGCCGGATTCGTCGCGCTAATCCAGTTCCGCATGCGCTCCTGCAACTTGTCCGAGGATGGGAAGTCAGCCGAACCCATGTACAAATCACCAATCACGTTCGCTAGCTCTGCATTCGTGGCCAGCATATTCGTCATGGCGTCGAATGCCTGCTTACGCCGTGTCTCGAAGTTCGGGCCAACAGAGGCCATCACCTCATAGGTACCGACGTTCGGGTTGAAGATCGCAGCTATCTTGGCGTCTTGCTCAGCGTCCTGCTGCTGCAATGCCTGCTTGGCCTGCGGATCAATCTGGATCTGCTGCTCTTCGCCCGACTCCGACATGATTTGAATGACACGCCGTGTGTCGTAGTACTTCGGGATAAGGTCGATCAACTGTTTGCCAGTGAACTTGATAGCCTTGGCAAGATTGTCCTGAAAGTGGAACGTGACGCGCTCGCCCTGTTTCTGGCGTTGCTCGATCGATACGCCGCTAACCTCGTTACCTTGTGCGCTGAACGTGGCTTCATACTGGCCCGATGCCATCATCAACTCATGCTCAGCCGTCTGCATGCCTTCCATGAAGACGGGCGCACTAGCGGGCGCCGGCTGACGCTGCGGCGGCGGAATCGGTGCACCGTTCTCGTCCGCGTTGTTGTACGGCAGATAGGAGTGGTTCTGCGTGTTCGCCGTGGCCCAGTAGTTCTCGAGGCCTTCGATAGCTTCGACTGGAGCGATATAGGGAGATTTCGACTGAAGCGCACCATACTCAAGCGCGGCCGATGCGTTGTAGTTGAACGCGCGCTGAGCATCCTTTAGGTAGCGTACCAGCCCCTTACGGTCGAGTCGGCCCTCAATGATGACTTCTTCGCCCGGAACACGAACGATCGGGATGTACTTACCGAGCCACTCTGACTTTTCTGCGATCTCATCACCAACGATCAGATACCAGTCGACCGAGTATTTCGGGATACGACGGCGCTGGACATTATCGCCACGCTCCATCGCCATCTTGAGCATGTCGCGGCCTTCTGGCGGCATATCTGACTCACGCATGAGACGCGTACTGCCATCATCGGTCGGGATCGCATACAGCCATTCCTTCGACTCGGCACGCTCGTAATACTCCGCTACCCGGATTGTGTCCTGGCGATTCCACGACAGCGCATCGCTGCCGCCTGCAGTCTGCTTACGAACCAGACTCGGGTACTTCTTCTCGGCCTCGTCGCGCGGCATGTCGTCGAAGATGAAGGCGAACCGTGCGTCCGATCCATCCTGCTTCTTGATGTGCGGGTCAATATAGACCGAGAGCGGATCGGGAACCTGATCGATAAACAGCTCCTGGTCGAACGTGTTGTCATCCGTGTACCGGCTCACGATACGCCAGTAACCAATGCCGCCGCCCACCTGAAACTCGCTCGCCTTATCGTAAGCCGTCTGAGCATCCGAGATGTACTCGATGCGCCGAATGACCTGCTCGAATATTTGAGCAGCCTCATACGTTGCTTCATCGCCAGTCGGGGTCACACTAACTTGCGGCTTGTTCTCTTTGCCCTGGTTGACGACGTGGAGCCAGTGCGTATGCGTCTTGTTGATCGTGACCATTGGCTGGCCGGCAAGCGAGCGCTGGGCGCGCACCGCAGCATTCCATTGCTCCTGATTATCAGGATCGGCGAACAAGAACCGGATGTCATCCTTGAACTTCTGGCGGGTATCGGCTTCCCACTCAACCGCGGAGCGGTATCGATCATGGGCGCGGCGGATGATATCTTTTTGTCGTTCAGCCATTTATGCCATCCAGTTGCCGCCCAATGAGCGGCCAGTGTTCAGAGGGTTCTTCTTCGGCATCGTCTGGAAGTCTTTCTTATCTTTCTTCGCCCGAACCATGCCGGGGAAAATCTCAGTCAGCGCCCAGATCAATGCATCAGCGCGGTTTGGCGATCGTTCGCCCATATAGCCGGTTGTCGAGAATGCTGTGAGTTCGTCCTCTAGCTCGCGATATGCACCTACGTGACGAACCTTGCCTTGCTCATAGAGCGACGAGAATGGCTCAGCCCGGACGGCCTTGCCGCGCGATGCTGTAACCTGCTTGAATGGTGTACGGGCGCGAGCAGTCTGAATGACGTGCTGCACCATTGCGCCGCCGTAGTTTGTTTCGCCTACCACGACGTCTGCTGCGTGACGGTCGAATGCGCTAGCAGCGATGCTGCCCCACGTGGCGGGGCCAGCTTTGACCGTGCAGTCTTCTAGAACGTATGCGCGGCCATCCGTACCGAGACCCACCACGACGATGCCAATCGCATCATTGTCTGCGTTATCGGCATCTCCAGAGCCAGAAGGATCAACAGCCACAACCACGCGCACAAAGTCAGGAAGCGTATCGCCGGGACGATGGCGCCACTTCTCAATAGTCTCTTCGGCAAATAGCTGGTTAGGCGTGGCGTCGCTGAATTCTCCCTTCAGAAAGCGCTTCTGGAGCCGCGCGCTCATGCCTTGGAGCGTCTCCAGATACGTCGAACTCAGGTTCTCGGAGTTGTCCTGCGGATTGATCTGGAAGCTGGCGTAATCGTCGGGACGGTTCAGCGGCTCGCCCGTCTCCGGGTCGACCTTCTGAATGAACCGCTTGTATGTCCAGTGCGCTTTCGACGGCGGGTTGCAGTCATACAGTGCGCGCATCTTGAGCGGCGCCGGCTCGCGCCCTTCGATGTTCGTCATGACCTTCTGCGCGAGACGCGTCACGGCAATGTCCACCGACGACATGGGGATCTGCGAGCACTCGTTGAAATAGAGCGTGGCAAATTCCTTGCCAAGCACCTTTTCAACGCGTTCTTTATCGTCCAGACCTGAGAACCAGACCTCAGAATCTTCACCGCCGGTGTGGATCGAAGCGTAGCCATCGCCCTTGTGCATCGTGTAGGCCACATTGGGGAAGGCCATTTTCATCATTTTTGGCCAAGTATCGAGAACAATCGATTCGTGCACATGCAATGCCCGAAACCGAAAAATCCCGTGCCGACTTCCTGGAGCCTTCAATGCACGCATCGCGATATTTCTGCATTGCAAAAACGTCTTACCCGACCGTGATCCCCCAAACAACATGAGATGGGTGGCAGTCCCAGCCAGAACCGCTTGGGCTTGCATCTGCTTCGGGGTTAGATTGAACGTCATGGCATATCCGGCCAGATGGAATTGCCTTTGCTACGGTTCTCGGCGCGCTCAATGACGCGTAAGTTTCCTTCCCAATGGAGTCCGCAGACCTTGCGACCTTGAAGCGGAACAATATGGTCCACTTCGTGCCATATGCCTGTGACCATATTCAAAAGATCAGCGGCTTTGTAAAACGCCTTCACCTTGTCATGGTTTGCCCATGCCGGAGTAGCGCTTAAGAGTGACGCTCGCCGTTTAGCAAGCTTCGCGGCAACTGAATGCTTGTTCTTGTTTGCATAGTTTCGAATGCGCGCGCTGACAATCTCTTTGTTCTCGCGGTAGTACTTGGCCTTGCGCTCCGACTCCTTGACGCTGTTCTTCCGGTAATGCTCATCCCAGTACTCGGGATTCCGGGCTCGGTAACTCGCGTTCTCAGCCAGCACCTTGTCAGGGTTATTTCGGCGCCAGATAGCCCGCTTTTCAGCGCAGCATGTCTTGCAATGGGATTGTTTCGGGCTGAATGATGCCAGTTCCTTGGCCGAGAGGCAGCGCGAGCAAATCTTCATCACAGCGCCTCATCCAGCGGAGGAACAATGAGTTGGACTGCACCACCCTTCGGGCCAGTCAATTCGAGCTTCTGCGCCTCAGCAATGCCGTAAGCCTCACGCTCCAAACCAATCAGCGTCTTCAGCGTATCGCTTAGCTTCTTCATGCTGTCAATGCGGCCGGCGCTCGATATCACCTTGTTGTAAATATCATTGCGCTTATCCTGACCCTTGTCATCCTCGTTGCGCAGCATCTCGCCAAGCTGCTCGAATAGCTCTCGGTTACCGGTCTCAGCTTCGAGTTCGCCCAACAGATCCATTGCGAGCGTTCTACCGCGGGCAATATCCTTGCGCTGAGTGATCTGGACGCTGGCTACCGTTGCAGCAACTTCATTAACAATCTCTTTATCCGAGTACGCTCGTTCTGTGCGTACCGTGCTGCGTACCAGATCCTTGCGTACCAGATCCTCAGCCTTAGCTTTAACCTTAGCAGCGAGGTCTCGCGTCCACTCGTCACGCTTGGCCCTCTTACGGATTGCCCCTTCGGTAACCCCTTGCGATGCAGCTATTTCACGCAACGACAACACGCCTGCCCGGTAATCGGCCTCGATCCTTTCCCAGTCTGGAGCGGATTTCTTTTCCTGCGTCATACTCTTTCAGGCAAGTACATCTTGATACGCATCGTTGCGTGAACCGGATCAGCGCCACACGACTCACGCAGCTTGTTCACGCGATCGGCTGTTTCCCATTGCTCCATGAGCTTGCGGGTCTTTTCATGCGAGTCGATGAATACGCGTACCGCCTCTCTAGTGATCGTGGCGATAGATAGCAAGCCGCTATTGAACTCAATCGAGCCGTCCTTACGTACTGTGGCTGTCATACACGCTCCCTCACCCACCCCGCGTGATGCACCGAGCGTGCCACATACGCCCCAATCACCTCAGCCGCAACACGAGCGCGCGATTGCTTCGCCTCTTGCTCGAGAAGATCACCGATGTCGGCACCCATGAACTCGGTAAGTTCCGACTTGCGGCGAACGCGATACTCAAGACTATTGGGATTCATTTGCCACCCTTGGCGACTTTTGAATAGCGCTCTGCCTCTTCGCCTGCGTACTTCTTGGCGCCAGCGAGGCGAGCGCGATCGGCTTTGATAGCTTCGGCCGCGGCCAGCGTGTCAGCGTCAGAGCGAGCGCGCCACTTAGCCTCATCGGGGCTGACGCGGGGTACGGATGCTTTACGCGTCGCCATCACAGCCCCAGATGCGACTTCGACCGACCCAGGACGCTTTCAAGGTGATGCGAGATACCGCGCGCGTCACGGCTCACCACATCAACGAGTTCGGCGAAAAGAGATGCGGTCGTAACCACGGCTTCGACGACTTGCGCCGGATCAACGGGCTTTCCGGCAGAGAGTTCAGCAGCTACCTCGGAAACGGAAGCGAGTTCAGTAACTTCGGTAGCGAGCGGAATCGGTGCGTCCTCAGTAGGAGCGATAGGGGCGATAGTTTGCGGTGCGGTTTCGTCGGTCATTTCTTTTTCCCTTTTCCGAGGATCTTGTTAGCCTTAGCGTCGATCTTCTCTTTCGAGGATTCGGAGAGCTTGCCCTTCTTCTCCATCTGGCTAGCTCGCGCCTTCGCGTTCCCGGCGTGACTTTTATCCGGCATCGGGTACTTCTTCTCGCCTGGAAGCCCGAATTCCTTCTTCGGGATCTCTTTACGCGCCTTAGTGGTCAGCTTCGCCATAGCATTACTTCTTACTGACGCCGCGTTCCTTCGGGGCCTTGATACCATTGGTGCGTACCGGCTCAGCCTTCGGGCCAGGAGGCGGCTTTCCACCGTGGAAGCTGCCAGCCTTATCGCTGCGCGCACACTTTGCAAAGTCCACCGCGCCCTTCAGATTCGATCCATCGGAAATCGCCATTTCAATTGCTCCAAACGTGGTTTATCCGCCGAATGGCGGCTTCTCTCTTGATTGTCGGCCTTGAATAACCGTATGCAACTACTGCCGCCTAAATCCAGCAGCCAGCCGAGCATGCGCATACAAGTCGTACTTGAGTTCGCCGGCGGGCGCCAGTGGCGAGATGCGGGGGCCGGCAACATCCGACTTATTCCGGCCGTCAAATGCCCATCGTGCCTGTGCTTTGCGCTGCGGCGGGTAGTAGATGAGATAACCTGACTCAACGGCCAGGAAGAGGGCATATTGCAATTCCTCTTCTGTGCCGGCGAAGAACAGCATCAGCTCTTTCAGGGAACGTGGCGGATTGACCTTCAGGAAGTCGCGTAGGGCGAGCGGCGAGAGTTCGATTTTGTTTCGGCGTGGGCGCATTTAGGATGCCTCCAGCATTTCCGGCGAGATCGTAAGCCGCCCGACCTCCCCAAACTCTTTGTGATACGTGATGCACTTGGCGCTGCGATTGCTCATCCAGCCACCACGGCTCGCGTGGCTGTCCGGCGCGGCCAGCGTCTCATGCTGTTCGATATGCATCGTGTTCGTTTCCTTCATCCAATCGTGGTGAAGGTGGCCAGTGTGCGCATAGCTGAATTTCGTCCGACCGAACACATCGCGGAACTTCGCGATCAGCGTCGTTTCTAGGTTCTCTTTCTTCTTTTTATGAGAGTGGTGGAAGAACAGTGATGTTTTACCGTGCTCAACACAGTAATATGGATCGGGCCGCGTTTCCACGAAGATGCGCGGCTCGTTTTCGTATAGCGCGGCGAACGCTTCCCGACCCCAGGCGCTTGATGCCAAGTCATGGTTTCCTTCGCCATCGATGAAATACACCTGTTCGTGCTTTTGCAGCAGCATTGCAAGGATGCGGCGCTTCAATCGGATATTGACGCGAACCAGTTTCTGAAACCGTGTATCAGCATCGAGAGTGAATCGGTGGGTAGGAGTAACAGCCTCCAGGCCGTCCCAATGCATGAAATCGCCCAAGTTGACGAATACTCCGATTTTCGCGTCAGGCGACTGTGCCATAGCTGCTGCGAACCAGCGAATCAACAGATCTTCCGCGATCTTCATGTCCCAATCTGTGCCAGTCTCCTCTCCCCATGCGAGAGCGCCGAGGTGAAAGTCCGTGATCGGGTAAAGATTCAGCAGATTTTCATTTGACGCGAGTGGGGATGGCATCGGTTCCGCTGCCGGAATCTCCTCTTTCATCGCATCGACAGCGGCACGCATCGCGTCTTCCATCTGCGATGCTTCAGGGTGTTGACGCTGCCAGTAGCGCTCGACTTCCCCTGTCTTTGCATTGACGGCAACAGTGACCTTTCCGGTTACGAATCCAGGCGCTACACCTCCAGTCCAGTGACCCGGCGCATACCCCATCTTCGCCGCCTTAGCCCGAACTACACCAACCGCATCACTGATCGTTCCCCGGCTTACGCCAAGCGCCTCAGCTGCCGCGCGTTGCGTGCCGCATTTTTCTATTGCGTCGAGATATTCACGCTGTTTTTCAGTGGAAAATTCTTTAAGCTTGGGATCGATCATTAGTAAATGAGTAGCTGGTTTGAACAACTCTATCATTTACAACGTAAATTTTCACAAGTGCGTGAAACACTTTTGGTAGTACTCATTTTATGAGCAAAATAAAACGGGGCATATAGCCCCGAAAAGAATCAGATTAGATATCTCTCCATGAATACAAAGAGGATGACCCTCTAACCTCAGATGTCGTCACTTCGACTTGCTTACTCTCTTCCAACACCTTCAAAACCCGCCATACTCCTACGCGAATAAACCGGCGATGTTGCTTATCGTCTCGCGCAATGTGATTAACGATGTGCCGCTTCTTAAAGGTTTGGCCTGGGGCAGAGGATAGAAGGTCGATCACTTCAGCGGCGTAGCGCATGTTAGTCCTCCGGAATTTGGATTCCTCCGCCTCGTCGGCGCCGTGTACCGTGGCCGATGCAGCATAATCAGCGCGTAGAAGATGCCCCATGCGAAGGTGGCGAGGGAGAACCCGGCTAGGAAGATGGTGAGGGTTGTCATGCTTCCTCCAGCAACTCGGCGCCGCGAAACGCCTCGGCGACAGCATCGGCCACCGAACAATCCCAATGCGCACGCCACCAGCCGTCATACAAGTAGCCGCCGTCAGGATGGTTGACGCGGATATACCAGAGGCCATCCGTATCTTCCTGTTTGACCCAGATTAAGTACCCGCGCCAATACCCGCATACCTCGTCGGGTTCATCAGTGTCTATCTTCGCTTCTGCACGCATGCGCTCCATTGGTGTTGGGGTGCTCATGCTTTCTCCTTGGCTTGGGCTTCGTCGAATTCAATCACCGCCTTGATGCGGCTCTCCAGCGCTTCGGCTTTGCCGGGCCATCCACCTCCGCGCAGCATGCCGCATACGCTGTCGGCATACCGAACCACGTTTTGAGTGAGTTGATTTCGCTCCCGCAGCGCACGCACCTCTGCGACCAACTCGAGGATTGAGGCGGGGTTGGCGGCAAGCGCATATGCTTCGTTCTCGGCGTTGGCAAATCCGTATCCTCCATCGCATGCATTGCCGTTGTCGCCATGGCAAACAACCGTGTATTTTCCGTTCGGATAGTCGCCGGCAACGATGTCGTATTTCACGGTTCCGTCGATGCGATCACCACGCCACGGTCCGGGAGTGGCCGCCTTCGCCAGCCGCTCCAACTCGTCTAGATTTGTCATGCTGCTTCCTCGTCATTCATTTGAGAGTAGGGTGAATGCAAGTCGCACCACTCCTGGAATCTGGCCATTTCCAGAGGCCTTAAGTCTGTCCACGCTGAAGGGAACACCATCAGCCAATCCTGGAAGTCCGCATTCACTGTGCGCCCCGAGACTACTTGGCCGCCATGATTGAGGCTTAACCAGGCGAGGTAATCCTCGATCTGGCTGCGGTGATCCCCGCTCTTGGCCCGCTTCCAGCAGATGCCGTGCGTTCCCACGCTCGCCCGCGGTGTGGGCAAGTATCCAGACTCGTTCTCGACGCTGGGCGGCTCCAATGTGGTTACCTCCCAGCACTCCCCATCTAGCATCGAGCCCCATCGCGGCCAGATCACCGAGGACTGTTCCGATGTATCCAGAAACAATGAGCCCTGTGACGTTTTCCAGCAGGACGCATCCCGGTCGAACACGGCGAATGACATCTGCCGTTGCGGGCCACATGTTTCGATCGTCGTCTTCTCCATGTTGCTTTCCAGCGAGGGAAAACGGCTGGCAGGGAAAGCCTGCTGTAACCACATCCGCAATTCCTCGGTATTGGTCGGCTGCACCGGACTGTGCGAACTCACGCACGTCAGTGAAGATTGGTGCGGCTGGCAGGATTCCATCTCGGATTCGGGCTGCGATGATTCGCTGGCAGTAGTCGTTCCATTCGACGTAACCCACAGGGCGCCATCCGAGTAGATGGGTTCCAAGCAACCCGCCTCCAGCACCAGTGAAGAGTGAAAGCTCATTCAAGCCGCCTCCTTTTTCAACCTGCGCACTTCCGCGCGATAGAACGCTTTCATTTCCAATATCTCCGTAACGGTGAGCTTTTTCGGGACATGCGGACCTTCGATCCATTCCACACGATCAATCCCGATCTTCCCGATCAGATTGACGCGGTAAGCGGCGAGGTTTCCATTCATGTAGACGTTGCATCTGGCGCATTGCCGATGGCAGTTGTCCGGCTCCAGGCGCAGCGCTGGCTCAGAACCTACCGACCGGTAGTGTCCAGCGTGCCACTCACCCTGATAGGTACCGCACGAGATGCACGGCTGGGTCGCATCGCGAAGCCGTACCCATTCGTTAAACGCGGCTTGCAATTCTAGAAAGTGCGCGCCGCGGGTCTTTTCCTTCTTCGCGACTACCCGCCCCTTCGCCTCCTGGTTGCGCTCGAATGTTTGGCGGTCGGGCGAGAAGGGTGAGCCTTTGCGGGAAAATGGCGACCGGGCCATCGGCTTTTTGCGGGTGAGGGTCATGCCACACCTCGCGCAATCTGGCCCTGCGCCTTCCTGTTCGCCGCCTCGATCTGATGCATGCGGCTGATGTTGTGCTTGACGCACCACAGAGGGCTCCAGGCTGTTCCTGCCGGCCCATTGCACCCCGCGACGATGCAGCCCTTGCCAGTCATATAGGTGTGCGAGTTTCCCTCGCTGTACACATCTTCGTAGTCAGTCATGGCTTGCCGCCCGTCCAGCCGACAACGCGATAATGTTTGCCGACGATATGCTCCAACACCGGCTGCAGCTCCTCTTCCCAAACGCACTCGCCCTTGGCATCGAGCCTATGGCCGCCTTGCGCCCAACGCGTGACGGCATGCCAGAACGGTGAGCGTTCGCCGGGTTGCGTCGGCAAAGGGTCGAGCGATTTATTCAGCACGATCGGGCCACAGTAGTGGTGCATCTCGAATGTCCAGCGCTTGCCTTTCGCATCAGTGATGATGCGAGTCGGGCCCGCGTACGAGATATGGATGATGGTCATTCGAACTGCACCCCCAACGTTTCGCCTGCGTATGCCTGCACCGAGTCAAGGTAGGAACTGAACTCGCCCACGCTCATCTGAGTCGTCGACTTCCGGCGCGTGATGATCTCGCCATCGGGCAAGGTGAGTTCGTCCATGACGCCGTACCTCCGCGCGAAAAATTCGTGCCATGTGTCCTTGTCGTATTGACGCCCCTCGATCCAGGCGCACTCGGCAATCTGCTTGAGGACAGCGCCCCAGTAGAAGCGGTTCTGCTGTGCGTTGCGTTGCCGCTCCTCAGCCGTCACGATCAGGCGAAGCGGCTCGCCCTTGTCGGCGAACGTCGGAGCATTGGCCTTGATGAAAGCGACGACGGCATTCCAGACGCCACCGTTCTTTAGGGTGAACTCGCGGTATAGGGCGGTGCTCATGCCTCCACTCCCATTTCCCGTAGCCAATTTTTCGCCCTCCATGCAAACTCCTTGGCGGCTTCTTCGCGCCCAACCTGCCGGGCTTCGTTCAGAAGTTGGGCCACAGCGTGATACTGAGTAAATTCAGCAAACGGGATATCGCGCTTGATCGTGCCGACCTCGAATGTAGCGGTGCCGCTGCGGTCGGTTTCGTTGCCTTTGAATTCGGAGCGGAAGGTCATTTCCCCACCCCGACCGGATTAAGGACGGCAAACTCGCCGAAGTGCTGGATCGCAGCCTTGTTATAAGCATGTGCGGCTTCGTCTACGTCATCAAATGAGCCGACGTAAATTGATTTCCGTGCCAGCCCGATTCGCACATACCATTTCTGGCTTCCCTTGCTCCAAGACACGCCTTTGCGTCCAGAGACATTCCCAGCCCGCACGGGGATGTTGAACATATTTTGGCTATAGGTTGCGTTGCG